TGATGGGGCTTCCGGACCCGTGAATCTTTGTATCAAGCCAAATGTATTTTCCTTTCGGAAGCACGCCGATTGACTGCAAGCCAAACGATACATATGTAGCACAGTTCGTTCTCTTGTTCTTCAAGGCGCTTGCTAGGCTCTTACAAGCATGGTTAGCCGAATACTTCACGTGCGCCTTAATCATCTTTGCGGCGTTTGTTTTCAGTGCCGCCAGCAGCTTATCCGCCTTTGTGCTTTTTGGCACGGATACGAGACGGACGTACTTCTGCCCCTTCGAGTCTTTCCAGATTGTCCAGCCTTTGAGTGCGGGAACGTAGATATAATAGCCGTTGATTTTCGTGGCGTGTACCTTCGTACCGACCGCAAGGGTCTTTTTCAGCTTCGACTTATAAGAAGGCTTGACCCGCAGGGGGTCAGCCTTGATAACAACGTAAGTTCTGTTTATCTTCCTACTTTTTGCCACGGTACACCGCCTTTCCCTTGCTGTTAAAAACAGAGTAGCCGTTTTTATCGGCACATTTCTTGGCATTTTCCAGTGACGAAAAAGCGCCCTTCTGACTCTTTTCATCCTTCCATGTTTTTCTTACACGGTAGATTTCTTTACTGGGCTTTTTCTTTCCATCCTTGAAAGGCACGCCCAAGTAGCTGCACACGCCCTTTGCGATTGCTTTTCCGTACTTGTCCGGATGGTTTCTCAGTGTAGCCAAATCGCCCTTAATGCTTCCGGTTTCGAGGATGCACGCCGTCATGTCCGTACCGTTCAGCTCAAAAAGGTCTGTCCGCTTCTGTACTCCCCGTGATTTCATACCCATATCTTTTTTAATGGTCTTTTCAAGGCACTTAGCAAGCTTTTTTCCGCTTCCGGACACGTACAGCGGCATTACTCCCTTCGGGGCGCCGGAATAATCACAGTGGATAGACAAGGACATGGCAACGCCGGAATTGTTCGCCTGCCGTACATCGGCAATCATGTTTTTGTTGTTGCCGTGGTCTGCATCCGACTGTACCTTTACCCCAGAAGCTCTCAGATACTTGACCGCCGCCTTTGTGATGGCTAACATCAATTTCGCCTCGGAATGCCCCTTATATACACAACCGGAATCCCAGCTTCCATCCAAGCTCACGCCATGCCCACAATGTACCGCAATCGTCTTACTCATCATCTTCACCTTCTTCTGATTCATCTTCTTCCTCTGCCAGTTCGTAATCCTGCACCTCTTCGTCGGTGGTTTCAATGTCCGGGCGAACATTCAAGCCCAATGCCTGCTTGAATGCCTGATTCAATCCGACTGCCGCCAGTCCGGATACTGCACCGGAAACTACCGCCGTAAAGGTCAGACCGTCTACCACGATTCCGCATACGATACCGACAACAAACAATACTGTTGGAATCCACTTGTTATCTGTTGGCATCCAGTTTCTCATGATGTAGCCGATGCAAAGGCACATCACAACTACCGCCGGGACAAAGTAATCATTTACAATAGAAATATCCATTTTCTTCTCCTTTTCCGCTGTTTTAAGCGTTTTTTTAATATTAGTAATAAGTATAAGGTTGACTGAATTAAAGCCGTTAGAAGCTAAAAGAGAGCCTTTTGAGACCACTCTATCGTTCGATTAGATAATCCGTCAGCTCTGCTTTCGCCTTTCGCATTGCTTCGATATCATTACCATCAATCCCGTGAGCCAAAAGAGCCAAAAGAGCCCGCTGTGTAATGATGTTTCCCTCTTCCAACTGGTTGAGTCGGTTGTAATCATTCACCGCTTTTCGCTCCAATTCTGCTATTCTCGCATCCTGTGTTTTGTTTGGCTTCCGGAATTGCTCGATTGCGCCGCACACAACTTTAATCGCCGCTGAAATAGCCACGATTGCACCCGCAAGCCAAAGAACATCCTCGGTAGTTACGTACATTCGCATGGTATCACCTCCCTTCTTGATTTTTTGCAACGAAAAAGCCACCGCATAGGTGGCATTCCGTTAATCATCTTCTTTTGCGGTCATGACCGCCATGACCTGCTCCTGCAGCACTTCTTCCAGCACGGCGACCCGCTCCTCAAGCGTTCCGCCCGGCTCGAAATTTTTCTTGTCGATAATCTCATACAATTTCTCTAATTTAGCCATTTACTCCACCTCGTCAAGTTTCCGCACCCAGCTCACCGAATTCGGAACCGCCAGTTGCTTCGATTCGTCTGCATTCCGGAATGTGACCGTCCCGCCGGGTTCCACCGGTAGCCATTCTTGCAGGGCTTCCGGGATGGTGACCGGCTCGGTTGTTTGAGCCTCTAGTTCGAAATTTAGCACTACTCCTTTCATCGCCTCTTTAAATGCAAGAGGCTCTGTAAACTTCGTATCTTTTATGTAAACGATGTTGTTTTGGTTGTTACCACCGTATACTCCGTCGCTGCCTTGCACCCAAACTTCGGATGGCGATAGCTTGTAACGTGGACACAGTAAGTTTGCGTGACCTTTTTTCTTTTTTAGTACACGTGCAAGCATGAATCTATAGTCGCTGTTATATTCCCAATCAAGCGTGCCCAAATCAATCACGTCTATGTTTCGATGGACTTCTCCGCCGTCCATGTCGATTTCATCGTGTGCGATGCCAGCAGAATGGAGTTCCGGGAAGCCTGTCGTGATTGATTCCGCCCCGGCTGTAATGGTCTCCGTTCGGGAAGAAATGATTTCTCCCGGATTGTACGGGTACGATTCCGCCGGGAACATCGCCTCGAACTGTTCGGCGGTAGGTTCGTTGCCGGCACCGAACATCAGCGTTAAGTCGCACGCTGTTAGCACGATTTTTATAGCATAATTTGTATTTGCTTGTAATCCGCTGAAACCGATTGTTTTGCCTTTCTCCGGGTCGCTTACTGTGCACACAAAGTTCACTTGTCCAGTATAGTTTGCTGGAATATTCGCCACGAATCCCCTATTCAAAAACCCGAATCTAATGCTCTCTGCGGATTGGTTCTCAACAACAAAAATCTTGTAGATGTACTGGTGCTTTTTTAAATTTAACGATGCAAAAGCACCATCATCCGGTATAATGGACAACCACGCATTGTTGCCGGAATTGCCGTTAAGTGTAACAGTTTGAGAATCAAAATTTATTTCGAATTGACCCCCATCAACACGATTATTTTGACTCATGTTAAATAGCTGATTCCAAACTATACTTTTTCCGCCCACTTTATCCACGCTCACATATTTCGCCCCGCTCGGCACCGTCCGGCTTACGGTTTCGCCTTCCTCCGGCAGAATGTCGTAGGTTTGCCCCTTGTTCAACTTCATTAGGGCGGAAATCCTGTTTTCCTGTTTTCGGTTTTCCGCCGCCAGCTGGTCGCATTCGCCCCGCAAGCGGTCCACCTCGGTTTGCAGGGTGGCGGCGTTGCTGTCGAATTCTGCCGTTTTGTTCTCGGCGTTCTGATTGTACTCCGCTACCTTCTCGGTGTGGTTCTGATTGTACGCTTCCAACTTCTGCTCGGCGTTCCTGTTGTAGTCCGTGGTGTGCTGTTCGGCGTTGATGTCATAGGTGGTCAACTTCTCCGATGCGTTGGCGTTATACTTAGCCAACATCAAGTTATGGTTGTCGCTTAGCTCGGTGGTTGCACTGCCAACGACTTTCCGGAATTCGCCGATAGCTCCGCTCGAAACGCTCTCCATCATCTCATTCTTTTCGGAATCGGTGAAATAATCCACGCCTTTTTTTGGTGTGAACTCTCCGGAATCGGCACGGCGCTTGATTTCATCAATTGCGGCATCCGCTTTTTCAACAAGTGCTTCAAAGGTGGTGCGCTCTTCCGCTGTGTAGACATAGTCCGGCGGCTTTGGCGATGATTGCACGTTGAAGCTATACGCCTTATAGGTGCCGTCGGAATAGCGTTCATAGCACGTTTTGAATCCGGCTGTTTGTAAGAATTCATCCGGAATACGGCAGCGCTTGCCGTCCGTCTCGATTCTGATAACCTCGTTACCCATCGGGTAATCTACAAACTGTGCTGTTGGTTGCAATTCTGTTAGATGCTGGTTCACATCCCATTGGTAGAGCTGTTTTTCTGATTTCATTCTTGCTCCTTTCTATAACATGGTGCCGTCTGTAATGTAAGTGAAGCCGCCTATGCAATCATTGCCTTTTGCTAGTGCATCCGCTCCGGCGTTACGGGCGTAGAACGTGCCATCAGAGCCCATATACGATATGTTCGAGTTGTTACCGTAATAAGACACTGCACGAACTCCAGATTCTGTAATAGGTTTCGGCACTCCCGTAATCTTTCCGGCGGCGATGTTTGCACCGCTCGCTACTGCCCCGGTGCATTTGGTTGCAACTTCCATCTGTACCAAGTTCCCGCATCGCCACCAACGTGGCTGATATTCTACTGCACCGGTTGTTAGGGTTATCTTTCCGCTGCCGGATACCGTTGTTGTGAACGATACTTCTTCCCCTTCAGGACCTGCCGCCGCTATAAGTTCACCGCATTGAATTGTTCTGAGGCAAGAAATAATCCCGGCATATAGCGCCTGTGTTTCAGTGTCTCCATTGACGTTCATGGAACCACCTACACTTGTCGTTCCGTCGAAGTCAACCTCGAATGCGTTTTCGTCCTGCCAGTTTCCTTCCCGGTTTTGACCTTTTCCGATTTTAAACGCCTTGTAATCGTAATACGTTCCGTTTGACTCCCGGTTGACGTCTTTTGTTGCGCCTGCTCCGATTCGCACGGTTGCAGGGTTGTAACCTATCTTGTAGTCAACATATAGGCAAGCGATGTTTTCCCATGGAATCGTAGTTGAGCTTTGCGTTGCAATTATAATTATACGTACAGTTTCGCCGTTGCTATCGTTTTCCCCGGCGGTATAATACATAGTCTCCGACTTTCCAATCGGCAGAACCTCCATCTCGGACCCGTCTTTAAATACGAACGCCACCCTTTGTGGCGGTTCCTTTAAGACAAACGTTGTTTTGAAGGTTTCATCATACTGCCCAACGCTTAATATCTGCGTTTTCAGCGAATCAACGTCCAGCACGTGGTTCGGATTCTCTGCATCCTTAACCCAGCTGTCACGGAACAATTCACCTTCGTAAAAACCTCTTACCGTGAACTGCTCGTTAGTTTTGTTTGCCACTGAAAACCCGCTGTTGGTGAACTCGGCGTGCTCTCCCTCTTTTTCGCCCAGCTCTATGGTTTCTCCGTATGAGGCAAGTACCTTCTGCCCGTTTCTGATTTGTACATCCTTTTCCGTAATGAGCACGTTGTTTTTCGTAGCTGCTATTGGTTTTACGGCTTCCGCTGCTATCATCGTTCCGGTTTCGTCGTAATTGATGTAATTATCTGCATAATTGCGGGCATCGTTAGCATCGTTCCGGGCTGCTTGGTCCTTAAGTTCCGTGCTTGACGGTCCGGTTTTATTGGTCACGGTTAAAACCGTGCTTCCTGATTCGCCTGTGCTAAGGTCTACCGTTGGGCTGTATCCATCTTCTCCGGGGTCTCCTTTTTCGCCCGGTGCTCCGGTTGCTCCCTTCTCTCCCGGGATTCCCTGCTCTCCCTGTTCGCCTTTGGTTTTGACCCACTTATACACTGCTGGGTCCGTTCCGGCTTCCTCGGTCAGCTGATTTACGGCAGTACCAAGGTACTCTTTGCCTTCCGGGGAAAATGAGATTCCGTCTCCGTCGATTGTGTCAGCGTAAGCAATCCATGTGTACAATTCCCGGACTTTTGACAGATTAGCAAAACTGCTTGCCAAACTCTCCACCAGCTCCGAAATGCCGCTATCCTTGATTACATACTCACCCAGTGTAGCTTTCTTCGTTCCGTCGGTGACAGATGTTTCAAGCTCAAGGATTCGACCGGAAATGTAAGTGTTCCCGGCATCGTCCACGATGTTTACACGGTCACCAATCCCGACACCTTGCGGCAGGTCTGCAATGTCCACCTCGTAGTTGGTCTCAATGTCCGAAATGGAATCCAGCTTTTCTTTTGCCAGTCTGTAAAGGTCTGCCTGTGAATTCGTGTCCGAGGATTCGAATTTTTGATACAAATTACCGCTGAAAGAATCTTTGCTCGAATAGTCCACTCTTGCCCATTTGGTCAGCGCTTCGAGAGATACGAGATTCCCGTCCGGGTCAATCTGATATTTGTCTTTATCTGCCTCCGGAATTGTGAAGCCGATAAGCGTTAAGTTGTCCTTTCCTGTTGCGTAAAGCGCCGTCGCTAGGTTTTCGATGGTATTCTTCACGGTAATATTGTTTACTTCTTTGTTGATGTACAGATTGATTTTTGTGTCTTTCCCGGTTTCATCTGCGATATCAACCCATCTATCCGCCACGGTCAAGCCTTTAACGCTGAATCCATAGGTAAGCTCAATTTCGAACTTTTCCGCAATGTCTGCAAGTCTCTTTGTGACAGTGTCCGTGCTAGTCCATTCAAGCTTTTTTGGAAGCGCTGAGACGTTGTTATTTCTCAGCCGAAAACCTGTTTTCTCAAGGAACTTATTGATGTAATCCGCTGCGCTCACCTGCTCCGTTCCGGTGTATTCTTTAGCAAGGTTATTCAAAAGGTCCAGCCCGGAATCTTCCGATTCGAATTTGATGGTATGGTCCAGTACAGACAGCTCTGTGGTTGTAATCATGAATAAATTCACAATATCCACATCTGCTGAATCGTCTTTTCCGTAGTAGGCTAATACATAATTACCTGCCCGGCACCAACTTTCAATGTCTGCTCTCGTGTCGTCGGTATAGGCGACGGTACAATCGAGCGTTGCAATTCCGGTTTCCACTTCTTCCTTTTTCGTGTCGTCGGTGATAACATAGCCGCCCGACAAACTGGTTGAAGCGGTACCGAGAATTTTAAAGTTTTTATCCGTAAAATATAAAATCATATGAAAACCTCTCTGTATGTCATTGAGAACTTTGGCGCTGTTGATTCGCTCACGTAATACTCCGACGGATTCGCAGCCCACTGTTCGTATGTAGGCTGCGTGCTGTACTCCGTGCCGCTTGAATTGCAGTAGACGGTCGGATTCGTGCCCGCATCCATGAACTGGTAATAGCTTGTCGGGCTTGCGTTGTACTCCTCCTCGGTCGGATATACCCGCTCTTTCGACGAATTGTAATATGCAATCCCGGTGTCGTATGGTGTATCTGAATCAAGCTGCTGATAATAATCCCTGCCATAAGCTTCATCTGCCCGGCAACGCCTAATATATGGCTGCTGCCCCGCCCACGCCGAATAGGACGTGTGCACTGAATTTGTTCCGGGATTCAAGACTAACGTTTCCCAGTCGTTTCCAAGCGCTCCAAGGTCAGGGCGCTTTGTGCCGTCGTCGCTTCCGTGTCTCAGCATGGTTACCGTGGCGGTCTTTCCGTCTGCCGTCAAGATATCGCCGTTATGGAATGGTATTTCTGTTTCGACTTTAGATGATTTTGGCAAGCCGAAAAACGATAGATTTCTCACGCCTAACCAATCCATCGGCGGTTGCGCCTTCCACTGATAGGCGGCAATAACAACCTTTGTAACGTCGGTGTCCTCGAAATTGTAAATAGCCGGGAACGGATAGAATTCACTCGTGGCGCTTCCAAACTTGTACGCTATCATGTACCATCCGCCCTCAATCTGAACCGCAAGGTTGCTGTTCTTATTGTCTGCGTTGAAGTTTGTCTTTTTGGCGACAACTTCATTCTGCCATACGTACTGAATCGTTGCATTCTTTCCCCGGCTTGTCTTATACGCCCGGATGCCGGCTACTATATCATTGCTCTTGTTCATCGCCATGATTTCGAGCATTCCGCATTGGGTAACATCGTTGGCACTTGACCCGATGGAAAACTTGACAGATGCATCAATCTTGAAAGTTTCGGAACCCTGCTTTCCGTTCTCATCCGACGGAAGCTCCCTTGTGATGGTTGCCCCGTGCCATCCGCTCTGTGTAACGCCGCCATAACTTGCCTTCAAGAAGTAGTTGGTCGGGGTCTTGTCGGTATAGGTCGGAATCGTGATAGTGTTCCCGCTCCGAGAACTCAGCTTGCCGGCTGACCCTTTCGCTCCGGATTCCTTCACCTCCACCTTGCATGATAGGTCAATCGTTCCGGCTTGAATATCCGATACCGTAAATGTGTAGGGTACCTTGTGTGAGCCCTTGCCCCATGACTTACCACCCGACTTGATTGTCTTGGTGTGGCTCTTTCCCGCTACCGTGATTACCGCTTGAAGCTTTGCTTTCTTCCAGTTCTTCTTGACTTTTCCGCTTACTGAACCAACGACGGCGGTAATATCCACCGTGAGCTTGACAGAACTTGCGGTCCTTCCGGTCGCCTTGTAGTACATCTTATATTTAACGCTCGGAGAACTGCCCGAACTGTCGGAAACCGGGTTTGAAACCCACGTCTTCTTTTTGGCATCCCATTTATAGCCGATGATTGCCCCGCTGGTAGTTCCGGAAGGCGTGGAATTGGCGCCGTATGCCTCGTAGAATCCGCCCTCGATAGGTGCGCCGGAATACCCGGTGCCGCTCTGATTCGGCTTCCATAGCTGCTGTATAGCACTGCCAAAGTTACCCGCCTGCGTGAATTCCTGCGATACCCTGATAGGCTGCGCTTCTTCCGGCTTCTCGATGGAAATATCCGGGTCCCCGAACTGTAAGATGTGTTCGTTGCTATCAAAAAACGCAACGTATCCGCAATTACCCAGTTCGCCCAGCTTTTCATCCTCGTTGCCCTGATTACTGGTATCTTCCGCATTGGTTTCGTCGACTTCCGGTTTCGTCGTGTAAAAACTTGCCTTAAAAGTCGGATGC